AGCAGATGACCGCAAGCCGTATTTGATTTCACTGATAGGAGCTACACATGGCATTCGCCAATAGCGCAATCAGCGACATCATCGCCACGACCATCCAATCTCGTAGCGGCGAACTCGCTGACAACGTCACAAACAACAACGCACTTCTGATGGTTCTTCGTGAGCGGGGCAACGTGCGCCCGTTCGGCGGCGGTAACGTGATTTTGGAAGAAATCATGTACACCGATTCGACGACGACCAACGTCAACTCGTACTCGGGCTATGAAGTGCTGAACATCAGCCCGAATAGCCCGATCTCGGCTGCTCAGTTCAGCATCCAGCAGTATGCGGCGGCCGTGACCATCTCGGGTCTGGAAATGCTCCAGAACTCGTCGAAGGAAGCGATCATCGACCTGCTCGATTCGCGCATGGACATTGCCGAGTCGCAACTGATCAACCGTATCGCCGCGGACATCTATCTCGACGGCACGGGCAACTCGGGCAAGAACATCACCGGTCTGGCCGCGGCTATCCCGGATGCGCCTGGCTCGGGTACGTATGGTGGCATCTCGCGCTCGGCGTTCCCGTTCTGGCAATCGCAGGTGTTCTCGGGCGTGACCAACGGTGGCGCGGCTGTGTCGGCAGCGAACATCCAGAACTACATGACGCAGCTGTCGCTCAAGGCAGTCCGCGGCCGTGATCGTATGGACCTGTTTGTCGCGGACAACAACTACTACTCGATGTATATCGCATCGATGCAGGCTCAGCAGCGCGTCATGAGCGACGGAAACACGAAGCTCGCGGGCGCCGGCTTCCCGGCCGTGAAGTTCTACGGCGGCGGCATGGCGGCTGACGTGGTGTTGGACGGCGGTATCGGCAGCAATGCCACGGCCAATCACATGTGGGGGCTGAACACGAAATACATCAGCTTCCGTCCGCACCGTGACCGTAACTTCGTGCCGATCGGTGGCGAGCGTCAAGCGGTCAACCAAGATGCGGTTACCAAGCTGATCGGTTGGGCCGGCAACATGACCTCGCGCGGCCCGCAGTTCAGCGGCGTCCTCATCGCCTAAGGAGCGAACATGCCCGTCTTTTCCGTAACTCCTCAGATCGGCTTCGATCTGGTCAACACGATCTTGGCAACCGACATTGCGTCGGGCGCCCGTATCGTGCCTGTCAACCTCGGTGAGCAAGTGTGGGGCAGCGACGGCAAGCGTTACGTCTTCGCCAAGGCCAATGCTTCGATCCCCGCATCGACGACCGCCATCACCATCAGCCCGACGACGTTCCTGGCAACGCTGACGGGAGGCTCGTATGTCTCTCCGGCGACCGCAATGGTTACTGGCGACTATGGCTGGTTCAGCATCGCATCGGTCTAAAACAGCTTTTCTCCCGTGGGTCTTGGGGCGTCGATTCTGGCGCCCCTTTTTTCACGGGACTTACCCATAACAGGAGAAAAGAATGTATCAAGCACTGGAAAGTGACACGCAGAACCCGAAGGCCGGACTGTATGTCGAGTTCTTCCCCGGCAAGCGTTACAACGAATTCCGCAGCAAAGAAACGGGCAAGCCCGAGTTCGATCTGGTCCCGATGATCAAGAAGTGCAATCCGGGCGATCCGACGAACATCATCGAACGGCCGGCACGCGACGACGACAAGGATGAATGGCCGGGACAGTGGGCGGCATACGAGCGCCGCACGTCCTACCGTCCCGAGTCGGGCACGCCGGTTGAAGACTGGCCGCGTCTGGATGTGGCGACGGTCGCCAAGCTGAAAGCGCTCGAATTCCACACGGTGGAGCAGTTGGCCGAATGCTCGGACCAGCAGTGCCAGCGGATCGGCATGGGTTGCTACGAGCTGCGCACGAAGGCAGCGGCATACATCGCAGCGGCGAAAGACTCGTCGCTCGCGCAGAAGCAAGCCGAAGACCTCGCGTTGCGCGCTCAGGAGATCGAAGACCTGAAGGCAACGGTTCTGCGTCTCGGCTCGCAGTTGGAAGCAATGCAAGCGCTGGACCCCGAAAAGCGCGGCCCCGGCCGCCCGCGTAAAGAGGCGTAAATATGTCGTCGACCATGTTGCAGCTTGTGCAGCAAGCCACCGCGGAATTGGGTCTTGCTGTGCCGTTCTCAGTTGCGGGCAATACCGCCCAAGACACGACGCAGCAACTTGCACTGCTCAATGCGGTCGGCTACGAATTGATCCGGGAGCCTGCATTTAATTGGCAGGCGCTAACCACTGAATATCGTTTTACCAGCCAGTGGACGATTCAGACTGGCAACGTCACGAACGGCTCAGCTGTCATCACGGGTATCCCGTCGACGGCTTCTATCGTGGCCGGCACGTACATGGTGACCGGCAGCGGTATCAATCAAGACACCTATGTCCAGTCGGTCGACTCGCCCAATCAGATCACGATGAGCCAGCCGGCCGCGGCGAGTGGCACGGCCGTTTCGCTGACGTTCGCGCAAACGAAATATGCGTTCCCGGTTGACTATCAGCGGATCATCGATCGGACGCAATGGGACAAGTCGAAGCACTGGGAAATGCTCGGACCAGAAAGCCCGCAGCAGTGGCAGTGGCTGAAGTCAGGCTATATCGCGACTGGCCCGCGCATTCGTTGGCGCATCTTAGGCAACACATTCCAAATTTGGCCAGGCGTCAGCACGTCGGAATACCTAGGCTTTGAGTATGTCTCGAAATACTGGGTAACGGATGTCAGCGGGACGGCGAAAGGCTCATTTACGAGCGATACCGATACGTGCTTGTTCGACGATCGGCTTATGGTCGCAGGCCTGAAACTCAAATATTTCGGCATAAAGGGCTTCGAAACTCAGATTCTGCAAGGCGAATACGACGACATTCTTTCGTCAGTCAAGGGCGAAGAGCAGGGTTCGCCCATGCTCTCGCTCGCGCCGCGCGTTTCGAGTTATCTGCTTGGACCTGAGAATATTCCGGATTCGGGCTTTGGAGTAGCGCAACCGTGACGAACATTACCGGTATCGCAGCAGCGGCTCAGCGGAGACGCCGGCAGGCCCAGGGCCAGCGCTCGGCAACGGTAAATATGCCGGCGCCTATCGGTGGCTGGAACGCGCGTGATTCACTAGCGGAAATGCCTCCGCAAGATGCGGTAACGCTCACTAACTGGTTTCCGACGACATCCGATGTGATGGTGCGCGCCGGCTATACGAAGTGGGCGACAGGACTTCCGACGCAAGTCAATACGCTTATGCCGTTCAACCCGGCAAGCGGTACACATCGTCTTTTTGCTGCATCTGGAACTGGCATCTACGATGTCACGAATGGTGGGACGGTCGGCGCGGCAGTTGTTTCCGGTCTGACGAGCGATAAATGGTCTTATACCAACTTTGCAACAAGCGCTGGTCCGTTCTTAGGTATTGTGAACGGGCAAGACGGTTACTACGTCTATAACGGAACCACTTGGCAGAGCGTTACGGCTGTTTCGGCGCCCATCTCGATTACGGGCGTCGATCCGACGACGTTGAGCTTTATCACGTCATTCGCTCAACGCGTCTGGTTTATCCAGAAGAACTCCCTTAATGCATATTACTTGCCGGTCAGCAGCGTAGGCGGCGCCGCGCAGCAGTTTCCACTGCAGGCAATATTCCGTCAGGGCGGTTCCCTCGTAGCAATGGGGGTTTGGACTGTCGACGGCGGATACGGCATGGAGGACAACCTTTGCTTCGTTACCTCAGAAGGTGAGGTTGCGGTCTATCGCGGCACAGATCCGTCTCAGGCATCCACTTTTCAACTCGTCGGCGTCTATCAGCTCGGTTCCCCGATGGGGTTTCGTTCGTTCCTGAAATACGGTGGCGATTTGCTCTACATCGGGAAAGACGGCCTGGGGCCCCTTTCCGCAATGTTGGCGTCAACGCGCGTTAATACTCAGGTCAATCTAACCGGGAAGATTCAGGGAGCGATTTCTGAAGCGACAAGTCTCTACGCTAACGCATATGGTTGGTGCATGGTTCTGTTCCCACTAGAGAACATGATCATTCTTAATGTTCCCGTTAGCGTCGGCCAGCAGCAACAGTATGTGATGAACACCATTACCGGCGCGTGGTGCAACTTCACCGGCTGGAATGCGAACCACTGGGAACGCTTTCAAGACCAAATCTACTTTGGCGGCAGTGGATATGTTGGGCTAGCGTGGAATGGCTCCAGCGATGACAGCAGCAACATCAACGCACTAGCACAACAAGCTTTTAGCGAATATGGAACTCCGCTTCAAAAGCGTTTCACGATGATGCGCCCGATCCTCTGGACGAACGGCGCCCCTGCATTGGCTGCCGGAATCAACGTCGACTACGACCAGAACGTCCCTAACTCAACACTGAACTATCTTCCGACAAGCTTCGGTCTATGGGATTCGGCCGTTTGGGATTCGTCAATTTGGGGCGGCTCGCTTCAAATTGTCAAGGCATGGCAAGGCGTAGTCGGCATAGGCATGACAGGATCTCCAACGCTAAAGGCCGCCGCAAATGGTACTGAAACGCATTGGGCTGCCTCTGACATCGTGTTCGAGACGGGCTGGACAGTATGAAGCGAATTGTTTGGGATCAGGCGGAGCGCGTTATGCGCTTCGTGGCTGAGCGCGTCGGTGAGCCTGAGTTTCACGGCTATTCGGCTATAGGCCTTGAGCGTGATGGGGAACTCGTCGCTGGTGTCGTTTATGAGCAGCACACCGGCCCGAACGTAATGATGCATGTTGCATCGGACGGCTCTCGCTACTGGATGACCCCGGCTTATATGGCTGCTTGCTTTCGCTATCCGTTCCTTCAGCTAGAAGTGAACCGCGTTACAGGCCTCGTGCGGTCGGATAACTCGGACGCACAACGATTCGACGAAGCGCTAGGTTTCAAGCCGGAAGGCATATTACGAGAGGCTGCATCAGACGGCACAGACATGATTCTTTACGGGATGCTCAAACGGGAATGCCGCTATCTCGACGGTAAATATTACGACGCGCTCCTTAAGGGACTGAAATGAGCATCTTCAAGCTGTTTAAATATCTTCTCATCGACCAGTTCATGCTTTGGGGCGGTGGCGGAAAGGGCGGCTCTGCGCCATCTGCGCCTGATCCGAACGTCGTAGCAGCTGCGACGACCAAGACGAACACGGATACGGCTGCATTTAACAAAGCGCTGAACCTAAACAACTATTCGAACCCGTTTGGCTCTCAGCAGACAGTTCAAA